TACAACCCGTTCGCGATTTTCGAGATCGACCCGGAGCCGCACGCGTTCTTCGGCCGATCCATCGCCGATATTCTGTTCGAGGACCAAGACGCGGCCACCTCTCTGTTGCGCGGGCTTCTGGACAGTATCGCCATGGCCAACACGCCCAGGGCTTGGGCTGTGGCCGATCAGGTCAATATGGATGACCTTCTGAATAACGAGATCGGCGGCGTGGTGCGGGTGAAAAGCCCGAATGCCATCGGCGAGTTCAGCATCGGCAATGCGGCCTCGGCGGCCCTGCCAGCGATCCAATTCTTTGACGAGACCATCCGCGGAAAGACCGGGGTGGACGGGGCCGGAATGGGGCTGGATGCCGAGGCGCTGCAATCGCAGACCGCGGCTGGCGTCAGGCTGGCCGACCAGACCAGCAACGCCACCGCCGACCTGATCGCCCGCACGCTGGCCGAGGGCGGGCTCAAACAGATGTTTCAGACCATCGTGACACTGGCGCGGCAGCATCCCAACCCGGACGAGATGATGCGGGTCGATGGGCAGTTCACCCCGGTCGACCCGTCGTCCTGGGGCACCGAAATGTACCTGCAGGTGAACGTCGGCCTTGGCACGGGCCGGAACGAGGAGCGCATGATGGCGCTGCAGCAGACCTTGCAGACGCAGATGGGCATCTACCAGTCCTATGGCCCGAACAACGGGCTTGTGACGCTGACGAACCTTCGCGCGACCCTCACCGATACCCTGCGGCTATCCGGGGTCCACAACGCGGATCGCTACTTCGCACCGATGGACCCCCAGCGGGAACAGATGCTGATGCAGCAAGCGGCGCAAGCCGCGCAGGGCCAGCAACAGGGCAGCGACCCGAATATGGCGTTCTTGCAGGCCGAACAGATGAAGGCGCAGGCCAAGGCGCATGGCGATGCGATGCGGCTGCAGGCCGACATGCAGAAGGCCGCGATGCAGGACGACCGCGAGCGCGACCGCAGGGCGCAGGACTTGGCGATCGAGGCTGCGCGGCTGGCCAGCAAGCCGGTGAACGTGCCTCAGGTCCAGCGCATGCAGGCGATGCCGCGTGTCTAGGATCGACACCCGCGCTGCCGAGGCGCGCCGCCTTATGGCCGACGAAGGGCTGGCGGAAGTCCTGAAAGAGATCAGCGACGCGGCCGTGTCCGTGTTCCTGAATGCCTCATCCACCGATGAGGCGGTCCTGTCCGCGCGCGATGGCGTGCGGGCCGTCGAAACCCTCCGCAACGCTCTGCAAGCCCGGATCACGGAACAGACGATTGCGGTCAAGCGAGGTCAGCACCGTGCAAACGACTGAATCTGTCGAACCCGTGGAAATGTCCGCCGAAGCGCCTATCGAGGCGCCGGTTGACGAGGAAGAAGATTTCTACCGCCGCGTGATGCAGGACGAGCCTGCAAGCGAAGGTGAGGCGGCAGAGGCCGCCCCCGAGGTGGAACAGGACGACGAGCCGGTGGGCGCCGAACCCGAGACGCCGCAGGCCTTCACGGTCCGCGTCGACGGCAAGGAGGTCAGCGTCACGCTGGAGGATCTGACCAGGAGTTATTCCGGCCAGGCCTATATCCAGAAGGGGATGCAGGAGGTCGCGACGCAGCGGCGGCAGGCGGAGCAGGAAATCGCCGCGGCACGCCAGCAGGTTGTCGAGATGGTCCAGACCTTGCAGACGCAAGGCCTGCGACCCGCCCCGCGACTGCCCGATCCGAAACTGGCGGAAACCAACATGCAGGCCTACATTCAGGCCCGCGCGAAATACGATGTGGACCTGCAGTCCTATCAGGCACAGCAGGTTCAGATCGGCAGGATGCAGCAGGCACAGACCGCGGCCAATGAGGCGGCGGAACAGGCCTATGTGTCCGAACAGGTCGAGGCCCTCAAGGCGAGTATCCCTGACTTCGGCGATGCCGAAAAGGGGTCTGTCCTGAGGTCCAAACTGATCGCGGCCGGGACGGAGCATTACGGCTTCACCGAGTCCGAGGTCATGGGCGTCATGGACGCCCGCGCAATCCGCGTTCTGCACGACGCCGCGCGTTACCGGGAACTGGTTGCACAGAAGGCGACGGCCAAGGCCGCACCGCCGGTGCCCAAGACCGTGAAGCCGGGCGCCCGCACCGCGGAACCGCCGCAACTGGCCTACGCCAAGTTGCGCGACAAGGCCCGAAAGTCGCAGTCGATTGATGACTTCGCACGGGCACTCATGCAAACCCCCGAATGATGGAGCCTCACGATGGCATCGCCCGTGAACACCCTGTCGTCCTATGACCTTCGCGGCATCCGCGAGGATATCGAGGATCTGATCTACGACATCAGCCCCGAGGAAACGCCCTTCCTGTCGAAGTGCGCCCGCGGCAAGGCGTCGAATACCTACCACGAGTGGCAGACCGATGCGCTGGCCGCACCGGCCGACAACGCGCACATCGAAGGCGATGACACCATTGCCGACCTGCGCGCGCCGACCACCCGTCTCGGCAACTACACGCAAATCTTCAAGAAGGCCGTTGCTGTCAGCGGCACCGACGCCGCCCTGAACAAGGCGGGCCGGGGTCGCGAAATGGCCTACCAGATTCGCAAGGCCGGGAAGGAGATCAAACGCGACATCGAGACGGCCATGTTCGCCAATCAGGCGCGTGTGGCTGGTGACAGCGCGACGCCGCGCCGCATGGCTGGTGTCCCGGCGTGGATCAAGACCACCACGACCAACGTCGGCGGCGGCGGATCGGACCCGACCGGGGACGGCACCAATGCCCGGACGGATGGTTCGGCGACTGCGTTCTCGCAGCCTGATTTCGATCAGGCCATGCAGGACATCTGGACCGAAGGCGGCGACCCGGATCGGGTCTACCTGTCCGCGTTCCAGATGAACGTCGCCCTGGGCTTCCTGGGCAACAACAATCAGCGGTCCACGATCAACGCCTCGGCCGATGAGGTCCGCAAGACCATGTCGGTTTACGTCACACCGTGGGGCACGGTCGAGTTCATCCCGTCGCGGCATGTCCGCTCGCGGGACGTGTGGATCATGCAGTCCGACATGTGGCGTGTCGCGACCGCGCGGGCCATGTCCACCGAGGAACTGGCCAAGACCGGCGACTCGGACAAGCGCCAGATGGTCACCGAACTGACCATGGTCTGCGCCAACGAAAAGGCGTCCGGCGGCGTGGTCGACTGCACCACCTGATCCTGAGGGGCGTTCGCGCCCCTCTCAACCGCATTCCGGCATCAAGGAGCAAACCAAATGCCGTCTCCCCACTTCAACAACTATGGCCGCGTTACCATCACGGCGGCCACCGTCACCATCACGGATGACGGCTACGTCGGCTCGCGGATCGTAATGAACCGCGCTGGGGGCTGCGCCGCCACCCTTCCCGCGGCCACCGGCTCTGGCAACCGCTACGAGTTCATCGGGCAGGCCGATGCCTCGGGCAATCAGGTCGTCGCCGCGGCGGGCGCCGACATCATGGCTGGCGTTGCCTACCTCGGCAACGACGCCGCGGGCGCATCGGTGTTCTACACCGGGGCCGCGACCAACACGATCACGCTGAACGGGTCGACCAAAGGCGGTTACGCTGGTTGGCGCGTGATCGTTGACGACATCGCTTCCGGCCTGTGGGCCGTCATGGTCATGTCCGAGGCGTCGGGGACGGAAGCAACTCCGTTCTCGTGACCCACTTGGCGGGCGGTTAGCGCCGCCCGCCCCTTCATCACCGGACAGATCAAATGACTGAACGCATCACGGTCCGCGTGATGTGCCCGAACATCTATTGGGATGGGCGCAAATACCTCACGGGCGAGACCTTCGACCTGACCGCGGCTGAGTTCGACCAGATCGCCGCGATGACCCCCGAAAAGCGAATTGAGGCAATCCATGCAGACGATGTGGATCGAGGACGACCGCCTGCGGGTGCTGGACACGTTCGACCCGACACCAGCCCTGAATCTGGCGGCGAAACTGCGCAGCGCGGGGGCGACAGGGTTCGGCGAAAGCCGGCTGGCGGCGACAATCCCGATGGAATTGTGGACGGCGTGGTGCCGCGAGGCCGGGCTGAAACCCAACGACCCGGCAATGTCCGCAGTCGTCGCGCGAAAGCTCAATGACCCTGATTATGCGCATTTGCGCGTCTGGAACGGGCGGTTCTGACCATGTTTGACCTGATCGAAAATGGCGAAAGCGCGCTTTCGGTTCGCACCAAGATCAATGCGTTGATCGCAGCGGCGAACGAAGGCAATGTTTCCAACCTCCTGCCGTCACGGGCCCGGTTCGTCGCGGAACAGGATCGGTTCGCGGATGCCGTGGACGGCGATATCGTCTTCGCGGGGCCGCATTGCTACAAGCGACTGGCCAGCAGCGGCGCGATTTCCGACCTTCCCGGATGGGTGCCGGAAATTTATGTCGCGCCGCAGCACTTCGGCGGCATGGCATCAACTCATGTCACCGCCGCCTGGGCCTATTACCAGAGCGTCATGGGCACGGGCGCAGCGGCATCACAGGCGGCCTCTGGCGGGCTGTTCTTTCACTTCCCCTCTGGTGTCTACAATCCCGACGGATCGCTTGTCACGCTGACCACGGCCGGGTTCGGCCAGATCATAAGGGGGGACGGGTGGTCCAGCCGCCTGAACAACGTCGCCATCGTCATCGCGGACGGCGGTGTCACGGTGCGCGACCTTGAGTTGTCCGGGTTCGCCAAGGCCACCGATGCCATCACATGGACCCCCCGGGCCGCCAATATCCGGCGCGGCACAGTTCGGGACGTGAGGATCATGGACGCGCGCTACGGGCTGCGGACCATAGACGATGCGAACGTGGCGTGGGTCCACTGCGTCCGGGTCTATGTCGAAAATTGCGTCACGGGCGCCCGCTTTGACCGCGTGATCGGCAGCAGCTTCTACCAGTGCCAATTCCGCACCAACGACGAACAGGGCTTCGTTCTGTATCGCGGCGGCGAACTGCGGATCGACAATTGCCGCTTCAGCGGCAACGGCGCGGCGGGGCTGCGGCTGGACGGCGCGTTCCGTTCTCAGGTCGTGGTCGAGAACTACATTCAGAACTCGTCCTTCTCGGGCAATTGCTCGAACGCCGCGAGCCGTGCGACCTGGGCCATCACCGGGGCGGCCGACAATGGCTCAGGCGGGACGCGGCTGACGCTGGACGTGTCGGGCGGGCGGCACATGCTCTCGACCGGCCTGATCCGCATCGACGTGACGGGGACCACCGATTACAACGGCACCCACGTCCTGAACAATGTGACCGAC